GAATATTGAATGAATTACAACGATATTCTATATCAGGTAAAATCGACTCTGGTATTTTAGTAAATGCATCTGAAGATTCGTATCGTTCTCTCATTCAAAGTCTTAAAGCAAAAGATTTTAACAACGTTCGTAAATGGGTAGCAACATCTGACTTAGATATATCTACACTAGGTAGGCATTTATATGATAATAGTATAAATTACATTGAGTCCTCTAGTATTCCTCAAATGATCATTACTATTGGTGAGTACCAATACCGATCTGCGTTCGTACCTGATCAAGAAATAAATATCATGTGCGCTTTAACTGAGATCATGTCATCTTGCAAGTTTAAATAGGAGAATATAAATGGAATTCATACTCCTTATAGGATATACAATCGGAGTATATCTTATTGGCATTAAACGTGGTATACAGATTTACTTAGAGGTTGAACAACCGCAAGAAGAACTGTATGAAGAAGAATATTTAGAAGAATATAGCGACACAAGTGCTATAGATACTTCTAAAATCATGATCAGAATTGAATATGATGATAACGAAGATCTAATATTTGTATATGAAAAAGATACTAAAAAGTTCATGTCACATGGAAAGACTTGGGAAGAAGTTGAATTGAAGTTATTAGAACGCTATCCAAATAAAACATTTGGCATAGATGAAGATAATGCAAAAGAACTTGGGATATTATAATTACTATGAATATGATCAGTGAATACCAACATAAAACCCGCAACGCAAGAGTTTATTTAACTGACAGAGGTGATTATCATGTTATATTATATGATGCTGAATTTGATTATAATGGATTTCATGCATTTAAAAATATAGATAATGCAGAAGATTATGCAGAATGTTGGGTTCTACAAAAATAATAGGATACTTTATTATGACTCCCTTTGATTTTTTAAATGCAATAAATTATACTAAAGAAGATCTATTTACAGATCCTCAGGCAGATAAAGATTATAATCCATATCTAGTAAATAGAGGATTATCGTATTTTGCAGATACAATAATGTATGCAAATGAAATGAATAAGTATTATAATCTATCATCTGATATGCAATTTCAGTTTTATATAAATATCATTACTAAGAAAAAGCGTTTTAGTAAGTGGACAAAAAGGGAAAAAGATTCTAAATCATTTTTATTAGTTAAGGAATATTACGGATATTCTGATGAGAAAGCAAGAAATGCCTTAAATATTCTTACGGAAGAGCAACTTGCTATAATTGAACAAAAACTGTATAAAGGCGGAAGATAAATGGATATATTTTATGACTGGACCGTGGAAAGTATGCTGGAGGTGAAACTTCCAGATCCAGATGCATTCTTGAAAATATGCGAAACGCTAACTAGAATCGGTGTTGCATCTAAGAAAGATAACACGCTGTATCAATCATGTCACATTCTACACAAACAAGGAAAGTACTTTATCGTACATTTCAAAGAATTGTTTTGTTTAGATGGAAAAGAATCTAATATCACTAATAATGATATTGAGAGAAGAAACGCGATAGCCGGTTTGCTAGAAGACTGGGAACTGTTAACTATCGTGAATCCGGCGCAAGCGGAAACAAAGGCGTCATTGTCCCAGATCAAAATTGTCTCATATAAAGACAAAAAGAACTGGATTTTATCATCAAAATATAGTATTGGAAATAAGAGAAAACAATATGGCACAAAAGATTGAAGACGTAGTTTTAACTCTCGAATTAGGAGTTGCCGAAGTAAACGTTATTTTAGCTTCATTAGCTAAACAACCACTAGAATCTGTAGTAGCAGTTTGGGCAAAGGTAAAACAAGTTGCCGAAGCTCAATTGGCGGAAATGGATATCGAAGACCAATCCGCTAACGATAACGATTAATCCTTCTCCCGAAGGGATCGTTGTGTCCGCGATCGCAAACAAAGGACACATAACCAATCTACGCCGTATGGGTAGATAACTTAAAACTCTCGCAGAAATGGAGAAAATAAAATGACTAGAACACAAGCAATCGCTTTAAACAACTTCAACCACTTCATCGGTTTGGATTCTATCGCAAGAGAATTGGATAGAATTGCTGCAACCCAAGTAGTAGAAAAATATCCCCCGCATAATATCATCAGAACTGATGAACATAAATATGTTGTGGAATTAGCTACTGCTGGATTTTCACAAGATGAATTGTCAGTAGTTGTTGAAGATAAAGTGTTAAAGATCTCTGGGAATATGGAAAGAGGTGTACATGGGGAATATCTACAAAAAGGTATATCAACCAAGTCGTTTCTAAAGACTATTCCATTAATTGACACTGTAGAGGTGCGTAATGCATCTTATGTCAATGGAATTCTAAGTATTGAACTTGAGAATGTGATTCCAGAAGAACGCAAACCGAAGAATATCCCTATTTTGGGAATGAATCAAGAACAAGTACTACTTACTGAGTAAATATTACAGGGAGTTGAAATACACTCCCTCTTTTTTGAGGAAAATTATGAGTGATATTAAAGTATTTAAAACGATTACAGGCGAAGATATTATTTCTGAAGTTGTCAAGGTAGAAGACACGCACTACGTCTTGAAAGATCCCGCTGTTTTAGTTTTACAAGAAACAGAAGCCGGTATGAGAGTTGGATTGGCGCCATACATGCCATATGCCAAACAACCTGTTGCATTATACGCGCACGCAGTTTCTACAGAAGCATTCCCAGAAGATGTTATGGTTGACGAATATAAACGTGTATTCAGTCCAATTGTAACTCCGCCTCAATCTATTATCATGCCAAAGTGAGATTGATATGATTAAAGTCGAACACATCAAAAAGATTTTTCCAAACAACAAAAATCCCCAAGCATTGGTTGATGCTCTGAATCATGTATTACCAGAATATGGTATTACTACTAAAAAACAAGTATCGCACTTTCTCGGTCAATGTGGCCACGAGTCTGGTGAATTTAATATTCTGAAAGAGAATCTAAACTATTCTGCCGAGGGTTTATGTAAAGTATGGCCAAAGCGATTCCCATCAGCATCTGCCGCCGCACCATATAATCGTAATCCAGAAAAGATTGCTAATAAAGTATATGCAGATCGTATGGGTAATGGTTCAGAAGCATCTGGCGAAGGATTCAAGTTCCGTGGTCGCGGCTGTATTCAGTTGACCGGTAAAGATAACTATACTAAGTTTTCTAAAGCATGCGGTAAATCGTTAGATGAAACTGTTACATATTGTGAAACATTAGAAGGTGCTATTGCTTCTGGTTGCTTTTTCTGGCAAACAAATAATCTGAATCGTTTCTGCGATAAAGATGATTATACAGGTTTGACTAAAGCAATCAATGGCGGAACTCATGGTTTAGATGATCGCACTAATAAAACCAAAAAAGCATTTAGCACATTGGATTTTGACGAACTGAAAAAGTCAGCTAGTAAAGCTGCTCCGGCAGTAAAAACTGAAGAACCGACTGGCGAACCTAGTATCTTTGATGATATCAGTAAGTCTTTTGACGAAGCACTTGGCACTATTTCTAAACTATTTGACTAATATATGAAATCAATTTTAGTATTATTATTTTTAACATCAATCAATGTTTCTGCTGGAACTATTGATGAACAATGTAAAGATTTGACTGCATTTGGTGCACCGCAATATCAACCTCATGCTGGCGACCAAGAAATCTGTCATGCTAACTTTGCTGTTATCCATCGATGCGATGTAAAAGCACCTGTTGCAGTGTTTGAACATTTGACATCTGAAGATATGTCTGGTCCAGCAAAACGTAAAGATAACTTTCATCCAGACGCTGCTGTAACAAAAGAATGTTCTGCTACTTTGGCAGATTATGCTACAGTTGGTAAAACACACGACAGAGGTCATTTATCGCCTGCAGCCAATAACACTCAAAGTCCAGAAATCATGAGCGAAAGTTTTGATTTAAGTAATATGGTTGCTCAGGTCGCTAATAACAACAGAGGAATCTGGAAGCAATTAGAAACTCAAGAACGAGCAGCAGTCGCTACTTCTGGAACTGATTATTATATCGTTTCTGGCGGTGTGTTTGATAAAGGTCATCCTGTAACCGGTAACGGTCTTGGTATTCCGACGCGTCTATATAAGATCATTATAGAAAAGAATAGCAAAACTGTTCAGGCGTATTTAATGCCAAATACTGCTCTACCAGTTGCTGATCTTCCGAAATATCAAGTTCCAATTAGCGAAGTTGAAAAAGCAACTGAAATGAAATTTAATCTACAATAAGTCATGAAACGAATATTCCTAAGTCCTTGGTTATCTCTACTCACATTAAGTTTAATCATTGGTCTTAGGATATTCGATCCGTCGTTTATCGAATCCGTACGGTTACGATATTTTGATACTCTCATAACAAGTCAACCCCAAGTCATTTCAGATAATATTGCAATTGTCAATATTGATGATGCAACGATCAAGCAATATGGTCAATATCCATTCCCAAGAGATAAGTACGTTGATATAATCGCCGAGTTATATAATAGAAATGCCGGTTTAGTAGTCTTCAACGTATTCATGCC